AGCCAGTCGGCAGAAGTTGACTAGTCTAAAGCTGGATGACAAAAAGGAAGATCCGTTCGCCAAAATCATGGCAAGAATGGGGCGAGGATGAAGCGTAAAAGCGACACACATAAGGCCGTTGATAAGTACGTGAAAGACGTGCTGAGCGGTCGCATTGTGTCGTGTGTTTCGCATCGGGCAGCAGTGCAGCGATATGTGGACGATCTTGAGCGTCAGAACAGTCCAGAGTTTCCGTATTACTTTTCGCTCGATGTGGCGTCGGCCTGCTGCGACTTCTTTCCTGAAATCCTAAAGCACTCAATCGGCAAATGTTCCGGAAAACCGTTTGAACTGGAGCCGTGGCAGTTGTTTGGCGTGTGGAATATCTTTGGCTGGAAGCGATGTGAAGACCGCACAAGACGCTTCCGCAGATTCTTTTGGACGATGGCACGCAAGAACGGCAAATCAACGCTCGGAGCTGGGATCGCACTACTTGGAGCGATGTCAGACGTAAATCCATTCACCGGGCGGCCAGAAGATGTGGCAGAAGTTGTACTTTGTGCCACCAAAAAGGAGCAGGTTCAGAAAGTGATGTATGCCGAGATTGAGCGAATGCGGGGCCAGTCGGAACACGTCAAGGCTCTTTCGACACCGATCAACAAGCAGATCACGTTCAATCACAACAAGGGCTATATCCATTGCATCGGAAGTGACAAACCGTTTGACGGCTTGAATCCTCATATGGTGTTGATGGACGAGAAGCACGCATGGAGAGAGCATCACCGGAAGTTCTACGATACGATGATGACTGGATCTGGGAACCGCTCGCAGCCATTAATCGGGGACTTTACGACGGCCGGAGATGACACAAGCCAGTTGTGGCAGGAAGATTACGACTACGCAACAGGTGTTGTTCGTGGGGAGTTCGTTGACGAGTCATACTTTTCGTACATTTTTGAACTCGATGAAAACGACGATGCTTTGAATGAGTCGTTGTGGCCAAAGGCAAACCCGAATATCAATGTCTCAATTGGTCTTGAGTCTCTGCGAGAGGCAGCAACAAAAGCCAAAACATCACCTGTAGAACTGAATAGATTTACCAGGTATCACTGCAATCGCAAGGTTTCAGCGTACGAGCGATTTATTCTGCCTGCCGAGTGGGACGACATGGCAGAGACGCTTGCATCCTGGCGACATGCGGACGCGATCACTGCAGGAATTGACCTCGGCGGCCGTGATGACCTTGCATCGTTTGCTGTGGTCGCTCGGTTTCCAATCGATGAAGATGAGGAAGGCAAAATCATTTGGCGTTATGAGGCTTTCACGCGATCCTTCATTGTCGATGAAACAAAACGCGATTTGAAAAAACAGCCGTGGGCCGGTTGGGTCGCTGGAGGTGAACTGACCGTGTCTCGTTACGTGGTAGCCGCACTGCGAGATGACTTTCTACAAGTGGCAGAAGAGCTGGGCGTTCGGGCGGTCGCATATGACCCGTATAACGCTGCACAACTCGGCGATGAGCTGTCGCAGGCAGGTTTAGAGGTTATTAAAATGCCTCAGAACTGCTTTCAGTTCCACGAACCCATGCAGGAACTGTCCGCAGCGATTAGAGAAAATAGGTTCGTACCAGAGAAGTCTGACAACATCCTGCGTTGGTGTGCTCTAAACATGATGACAACCAGCAACGCACAAGGTAAAATGATGCCAGATAAGCGGAATTCGAGCGAGAAGATCGACGCTGCCGTGGCTTTGGTGATGGGCATTAGATTGGCCATGCTGGCTCCATCGCGTCCGACAGGTTCTTTATTCATCGTTTGAAGGCCCAAATATGGAACTGTTTCGACGTTTTATCACACGAGTTGGCTCAGGTTTGGGTGCCTTTTTCGGCACTTCGCCGGAGTTTGGCACTGCTAAGTTAACGCCACGCAGGGCGATCGAATATGCACCAGTTTGGTATGCAGTAAACAAAATTGCCGGGCACTTTTCGCAACTGCCTATCAACTGCCATCGCAGGCTGGAACGCGGCAGCAGCATTGAGCGTTCTCATGCCGGCCATAAGATCGTGCACACGCGGCCAAACGACTACCAGACTGCTCCAGAGTGGAAAATGTTCGGAGCACCAAGCCTTCTGTTGTACGGCAACTGGCGATGCGTTGTTGAGCGCGAAGGCGGACGGCCAGTTGCGTTGTGGCCAATGTTGCCAGACCGCTCAAGCAGCGAATGGTTCGAGGGCAAGCGATGGCACGGCACTGTTTTGTGTAAGCACGAGCCATTAGCGGCAAAACTCGGAGTGACCGAGGATAGTCAAACGGTTTGGTTTCCGGATGAAGATGTGTTTTTTGTGCATGGCCTGAGCTTTAATGGCCTTGCTGGATTAAATGCGTCTGCGGTCATGAGCAACAGTCTTGACGCCGGATTATCGGCGGAGGATCAAGTTCGAAACCTTGCCAAAAAGGGATTCAGCGGATCTCTAATTCTCGAAGCTCCTGGCGGAATGTTCCGTAATGAAGAGGAAGCAAAGAAATTCTTATCTATGTTTCGCGAAGCTCACGACGGGGCAGAGAACACTGGCAAAACGGCGATGCTTCGCGAAGGTATCAAGGCAAACATGGTTTCCATGAGCGGCAAGGATTCGCAGTGGATTGAGCAACGGCTATTTCAGCGGCAAGAGGCTGCGATGTGGTTCTGTCTGGAAGAGATTCTTGGCGACGATTCAAGCGTGTCTTACAACAGTCTCGCAGAAAAGCATTTGGCATACCTGACGAACTGCCTCAACCGATGGTTGGTCCACATTGAAGCTGCGTGCAATCGATCACTGCTGACGGAACGCCAGTTGACGAGCGAAACGCACTATTTCAAGTTCAACACAAACGCACTTATGAGAATGGACCCGCTGAAACAGGCCGAATACCTGACGAAGCTAATTGCGGCAACGGTGATCAGCCCGAATGAGGCACGCGAAAAACTGGACATGAATCCCTATGACGGCGGGGATGAATATCAGAATCCAGCAATCACAGTGACGGCACCAATGGAAGAGGATTCGCCGGACGTTCCAGAAGATCCTGAGCCGGAGGACGATTCAGAAACAGAAGCAGTGCAACGAATGGCCGTAGTCTCTCGGCTACGTCCTTTGCTGGCTATTGAGCAGCAGCGAGTGGCAGCAGCGGTCAAAACAAAAACGCCGATTCAGTCGGTTGAAAAGTTTTACGCAAAATGGCAACACACGCTGGGAGATGTTTGCGAACAACTCGGAGGAACGCCATACGCGGCCGCTGAGCACTGCCGAATCTCACAGGATGCCTTGATTGAAGTCATGAGCAAGACGGCAGCAAAGGCACTCCCAGATGCAGTTGGGGAACTCACGGCATCGTGGGGCGAGCGGGTTGAGGATTTGGCGGACTACATACTTGGAGCGACAGTATGACGGAAGGATTTGTGGCCGATCGGCCTGAGTTCGAGTGGCTGACAAAAACGTCAGGCGGTTGGCAATTCGGTGAACAGGGAATTTTAGTTGCGTTGGCGAACCTAATTAACCAGCCGGGCCAGTGCGTTGAGGTCGGGGCTGGCGACGGAGAAGGACTGCCGTTGACGATCGAGCCGTTTTACAATTACGGGCTTGATTGCGTGCTGTTTGAAAGAGATGAAGATTCAATCATGCAACTGGCTTCTAAGTTTCCAAAGGCCAAAATACGTGGAGAGTATGCTTTCGAAACAAGTTCAAATCTCGACGCAAAGGTGATGCTTTGTGTCATTGATGTGGACAGCATCGACAGTCTTATTATGGAGCATGTGTTGAGCAATCATCAGGCGAGCATCCTGATGGTAGAACATTTTGACAAATGCCATCCTGCAAATACGGATGATGTAGGGCGTGTTCCAGCGTGGCTGCTAGGCATTGAGATCGATGGAGGTTTCAAGATTCAAGACAACGCCGAAACCATTTATTCGATTGCTTGTGATTTCAATTACACGCGACTCGGGACGACACGAGTCAACTCAATTTTCGTTCATAATTCCTTAGTCGAAAAGGTTGCCAACCATGTACCAAGCTGATCAGGAAACCGGCGAAATCTTTCTCTACGACGCAATCGGATCTTCCATGTGGGGAATGATTGACGCGGCAACAGTATTGCCAGACCTTGCAAAGATGTCAGGCCGAAGAGTCACATTGCGAATTTCATCTCCTGGCGGGAGCGTGGACGAAGGTCGGGCAATCTTTAACGCACTAAAGCGACATCAGGGCGGCGTCGATGTTGTCGTCGATTCGTCGGCGTATTCAATTGCCAGTTATATCGCAATGGCTGGTGATCGCGTGGTAATGGCAAAAAACGCAATGATGATGGTTCACAATCCGTGGACGATGGCGATGGGAAGTGCCGCCGAGCTTCGGAAGACGGCTGACGTTCTCGACAAGTACCGTGACTCGATTATTGACGCTTACACGGATAGAACGAAAAAAGACCGCAAGAAAATGGTTGCAATTCTCGATGCCGAAACATGGTACACGGCACAGGAGGCTGTGACTGCTGGGTTTGCCACGGAGGTCGGCGACATAATCGTAGACGCTCCATCGTTTGCCAAAGCGATGTACGGTTGCAAGCAAGAAAATGAACAGCTAAACCAACCAGCAGCAGGAAGTCGAACTCCTGCAAGAATTGCATCGCGCGAAATCCGATTGCAGCAGATTAAGGCGATGTTTGGGTGTTAGTGCAAAAAAAGTAATTGACAACTAAGACGGCATCTGCTTAGATGCACTCACGCGGGGAGAAATCCCGCACCGAACACAACCTTTCTGAGCAACTCGTTAGCGGCCGGAAAAGTCAAAGCGAAAACATTTCGCCGACTTTTTGCGCCGCTGTTTTATGGCCTGAGTCGGCATCACACCGATTTAAGGAACTGTAAAAATGATTTGGAGTCTCAAGGTAATTCGGGAACAGATCGACGAAGAGCTAGCAAAAGTAGATGCCATCGTCGCTCTTGCAAAAGACGAGAGTCGCGACTTTACGCCAGAAGAAGCGGCAGAAGTCGATCGCATTCAGGGCACTGACGACAAGCCCGGCGTTTTGCAGAAACTGTACGCCGACGAAAAAAGAGCTGCTCGCGTCGAAGCAAACTCAGCAGCCCGTGTTCGCGCTATCGGCAGCATTCCAGTGGCCGGTCAGTCAAGCAAGGGGCCAGAGTCATCTGAGTTGCCTCGCGTAAAGGTGCCAGCAACTGCCAAGCGTCATGGCAGCGTAAAGCATTTCAAAGGGCCGGATGCAGAGGCAAACGCTTATACTGCAGGCCGCTTTTTGATGGCGGCAATTAACAAGCACGAGCCGTCGAAAATGTGGCTCAAAGATCATGGCATTCAGATGGCTGGCTCCAGCGACGATAACAGCAAAGGCGGTTATCTGGTTCCAGATGTGCTTGAAAATGCAATGGTTGACCTGAAGGAAGAGTACGGGCAGTTTCGCCAGTACGCTCGAAACTGGCCAATGTCGTCTGATGTGTCGTTGATTCCTCGCCGCGTGAGTGGGTTCACAACCTATTTTGTCGGCCAGAATGACACAATCACAGCATCCGATGCGGCAATGGATCAGGTTCGATTGGAAGCGAAAAAACTGGCAGCGATGACTCAGTTTTCCAGCGAATTGAACGAAGACGCAATTATCGCTGTCGCTGACTTCTACGCTCGCGAGTTTGCCTATGCACTCGCTGTCAAAGAAGACCAGTGCGGATTCCTCGGCGATGGTACCAGCACCTACGGCGGCATTGTCGGGCTCGATGGTGCTTTGCTGGCTGGCTCAATTGCAACGGCGACTGCCATTACAACGGCTGCCGGGCTGACTATCGGCAACTTCGAAGCAGTCGTTGCAAAGCTGCCTCGTTTCCCCGGAATTCAGCCGCGTTGGTACATGCACAACAGCATCTTCCACACGACTGCCGGCCGTCTTCAATTTGCGGCTGGTGGAAACGCTGTGATGGATATTGCTGGGGCACGGCCATTGCAGTTCATGGGATATGAAGTTGTCCTTGTTAACGCCATGCCATCAACAGCGGCAACTGGCGTAAAGGTCGCGTACTTTGGCGACCTGAGCATGGCTGCAACGATGGGTACTCGTCGCGGCGTCACACTGCGAGCTGACGAATCTATCTATTTTGCTCAGGACGCATTGGCGTTGCGAGTGACGGAACGATTCGACATCAGCATTCATGAACGCGGAACGGCATCTGTTGCCGGGCCAATCGTAGCTCTACAAATGGGCTGATAATTGAGCCACTCGTCGCTCCGGGTGGACCCGGCCGGAACGCTGGTTCGCTGGCGTTCCGGTCTTTCAGAAATCACACAAATCAATTTTGCATAAGGTGTAAAAATGAAACCGAACATGACGACAAGTGCAGTCATCGCATTGTCAAGCCAGACGGCTGCTGCTACAGCAACAGTGGCTGGAACAATCGTAGACATGAAACACGCGGACTTTGCCACAATAATTTTGACAACCTCAGTGGCAGCCAACACAAATGCCGCTCCTGTTGTGGTCAAGATTCAAGAATCAGACACAACCACCACGACCGATTTCACGGACATCAGCACCAGCACGATGCAGTTGTCTGTCACGTTGTCCACTTCAGCAGGTCGCGTTGCAAAATTCCACGTTAACAACGATGGAACACGCAAGCGGTATATCCGGTTGTTTGCAACGCCGGGCACACACACGACAAACAGCGTGGTTTCGCTCAGCGCAGTAGCTGATGTTGTTTTGGACGTGAGCCCATCCGGAACGACCGGACAGGCTGATTTTGTTGCAATTGGCTAATCACCCCTAAACACCCGGAGCAAACGAGTGACCTCAAAATCTGTAAAAGTGTGCGGCATGATGACATCGCCGCGTTACATCAACGGCCTTTGCCGAGATTACATCGATGCCGCGTTTGTAGCGGCAAAAATACCGCTGCAGGACTCGCAAGGCGTGTTCTATGGGCAGTGTATGCAGAGGATGTTGCAGCAAGCCGTTGAAAAGGAATGTGATATTGCCGTGATTTGTGATGGTGATTCGCTGTTTACGGATTCTGACATTATGCGTTTGATCGAAACGCTGGAGGCAAATCCGCACATTGACGCACTAGCGTCGATGCAAATTCGGCGGGGCAACAAAACCATGTTGGCCAGTATCAAGGGCAAGTCGTCAGTAGAAGTCACAGGCGAACCTCTGCAGGTATCAACAGCACATTTCGGCCTGACAGTGATTGACCTGCGTAAGCTCAAGAACGTCCCGAAGCCGTGGTTTTGGTCACAGCCGGACGAAAACGGAGAGTGGGGCGACCTGCGAATCGATGACGATATCTGGTTTTGGAAGCAGTGGGAGAAAGCTGGAAACACAGTCTACCTTGACCCACAGACGCGAATAGGACACTTGGAAGAAATGGTTGTCATGGTCGAGCCACGAACATACGAGGCGGTTCACGCATACCCGAACGAATGGATCGAATCATGCAGGTCGAATTAATTCAGGACTGGCGAGGCTATCGCGTTGGGGCTCGTTTCCCGATGGAAGTGATTGGCGGAGGTGTCTTCGATGTTTTGCAACGGAACAGAGTGGCTCGATTACTATCCGAGCCAAACGACCAGAGTGAAGGATCAGGAGATTCGGAGCACTGTCAGAGTGGTGACACCACCAACGAGCGAGCCAGTGACGATCGCAGAGGCCAAGGCTCAACTCAGCATCGGGGCAAGCGACGTTAGTCACGACACGGAGGTGGCTTCGCTGATTGCGGCTGCTCGCGAGGAATGGGAACGAGACACCTCAATCGCATTGATCACGCGAACGCTGGAACATCGACTACCGAAGTTTCTGTCAACGGTTGTTCTTTCGGTCAGACCGGCAATCGCCATTTCTTCAGTCACCTACGTGGACACGGCAGGTGCAACGCAAACAGTCGCTTCGTCAAACTATTACTTGGACGGAGACGAAGTAAGGTTTCTTGACACGTTCGTCAGGCCATCTGTTCAGGACAGAAGCGAAGCGGTCAAAATTACTTACACGGCAGGATACGGCAGCGATTCTCGCGCGTGTCCGGAGCTTGACCGCATGGCAATCAAGCTGAGCTTGGCTAATCGATTTGAAGATCGCGACATGATTGCGGCATCAGGCGAGCGAAGAGCCTATGAAGCACTTGTGGCAAAGAAAATGAGGGCAAGTTATCCATGACCTTCCGCCCTGAACGAAAATTCCGACTTGGCACAATGCGACACCGCATTACGGTGAGCGTGGAAGGAACGACACAGGACGAAGCCGGGCAGCCAGTTGTGACACTTACGACGTGGCTGAACGATGAGCCAGCAAAGTACGAGCCGACAACAGGCGGAGAAGGGGCACGAGGGCGACAAGTGGAGGCCGGAATCAGTGCCATATTTACAGTTAGATATCGAAGCGGATACACGCCGAAAATGGCGATCGACATTGACGGGCAACGTTTCTGGATCGTCTACGTCAAAGCAGTTCAGGGCATGGATCGCTATCGAGAACTTTATTGCAAATCGGTGGTGCTGTAATGGCTCGAGTTTCGATTGGGATGGAACTTATTGATGGCAACAAATTTCTCAAACAATTAGAGCAACTGGAAACGATCATTCGAAGCACAGTTATTGAGGACGCCATACAGGCTGGAACAGTGCCAGTCGAGGTGGCGATGATCGCTAACACACCACAGAGTGATGGGTCACGCAAAAAACAATCGAGCAAAACCAAACGCCGCTGGAGTGGTGCAAAACAACTTAAAACCACGATTCGATCAGTAGTAAGGCCAAAGAAAAAACTGGGTGTGTTGATTGGCCGGATTGGTTTGGTAGGGCCGTCATACAGCGACGGTGGCGGACACGGAAATCTGTTTTCAAAGGATCATAAGCGAAAGGTTTTGTGGGGTCGTGATGCTGGAACAATTCGAGCCGTGAATCAGTTCGTGAAGAAAACGGCGGACGAAACCAGAGCAGCAGCATCAGCGGCCGTCACTTCAACCTTGAAGTCTGGAATCGAAGCAGCAGCAAATCGGATGGCAAAGTAATGGCGGATCTCGGTAGTGCAGTGCGAGGATATTTGGCGGCAAATACGGGTGTTTCTGCACTCGTGTCGACTCGTATATTCCCGGACGTTCTACCGCAGGGATACACCATCAAGACTGGCGGTGCGTTGACCTATACGGTGATAAGCACGACGCACGATCACCTGATCAACGGGCTTTCTGGTATTGCCAGAAGCCGAATCGAGTTTACCGCATTTGCCTCCACGCGGGCCGGTGCGAACCTAATTGCAGAAGCAGTCAGGGCAAGCGATTTACAGGGTTACACCGGAGCAATGGGCGGCGTGTCGATTGAATCTGTAATGATCACAGGAGGCATCCAGACGCTGGATGAGCGGCCGACTGATGGATCACAGGAGCATCGATATTTAACGATTTTTGACTATATGATCGCTTATCAGGAAACGGTGTAAAATGGCAACGGGAACACGATTTAAGACCGGCAACACAGCAACGATTACACTGGGTGGAGCACAGACGACCGGCATCACTACAGCGTGGGCGGGAAATGTTGTTTCCATTAATCCAGGGGAATGGACGCTTGGTGAGCGCGACGTGACATTGCTGGCAGACACTGGATTCACCCGAAATGACCCACACGATTTGGCTACGCCAAACGAGATTAGCGGCGTGGTTCGGTTCAGTCCATCTTTGGGACTGCCGCCAATTGACGGAACAGTCGCAACTGTGACTGTCACGCTTCCGCAGCTCAGCACAGCAACCAGCGGAGTAACACGCGGAACGATCACAGGCAAGGCGTTCTTCAGCCGTGTTGCGTTTCCTCAGTTGGCAAACAACGAAACGATGGATTGTGAGTTCACCTTGAAAATGACTGGCGAAACCCTATCACAGACACGAGAGACATGATGCAAATCAAATTGATTGACCACATCGGCGAAGCTCCTAACGGATCGCCAGTGGATCACGAGCAATGGATCGTGTTTTGCGATGACGTGCAGGTCGGATACTTGCCGAAATCGCCCGACGCATGGCTGCAGTGCATTGTGTCATTCAGCGAAACAACAAAGGCTGAATTGATTCAGGCTGTGAATGAAACAGCAGCGTTAAAAATCGGCGGCGTTGTTATGCCGGTCGATCCCGATCTCGAACCAAACGAGGATGAAGAGTAATGACACTAACGAGAGCGACGTTAGGAAAGTTGACGAAACGAGCAACAAAGGACATCGAAGTCTGCGGGCATAAGGTCAGGCTTCAGCGACCAACGCCGCTGGAGCACTCGCAATACCAGATGTCATTGGTCGACAAAGATGGCAAATGGAATGCAACGAACCTAAACGATGCAATCATGCTGCTGACTGCACGCATGTGGATCGACGAAGAAGGCGAGCGGCTGTTCAAGGACACGGAAACAAAACAGCTTGGGTCGATCGATCTGGCGTTCTATCAGCAGTTGTCGGAGCAGTGCCAGAAGTTTGCCATCGTTAGTGAGGCGTCGACAACGCTGGGGGAGTCCGACAAAACCACCGTCTCAGATTTGCCTGCCGAGTCTGCCTTGAGCTTGGAATAGACGATCCAGAGGCGTGGTTAGATTCAATATCGGATCGGGTGTTTGATGTGTGGTGGGCGTATTACCAGTGCGAGCCGTTCGGATCTCACTGGGAACAGGCGGCCTCTCTGTCGGCAATGATTCACAGCAACACTGTGATGATGGCGGCAACACGAGGGGCAAAGATTGAATCGCTGAGTGTGGTCGACTTCATGCCAGCCGATTCAATGAGGTGGCAGAAACGGACGAAGCTCAAATCGCGTGGCATTAAGCATCCAAGGGCACAAGCGGATATCCTCAAGCGAGCATTTGGTTTCTCATGACAACAATTACCGCACTCAATGTCCGTCTCGGGATGGACGTATCAAACTTCAGCGAGGGGGCAAACCTTGCGAAGAGCGAGGTAACAAAAGTCGCGACGATAATGCGGCAATCGGTGCCTCCTGCTGAAAAGTTTAAGCAGGAGCTGGGACTGCTGAATCGTGCTTTCAGCGAATCTGGTAAGAAGTCAGTTGAGTATGCAAACGCGGTAGAACATTTGAAGCGAAAGCATGAGCAGGCTATCCCAGCCATCCGCGAAGCGGGCAAAGCTTCAAAAGAAGCGGGGGTATCGTCATCATCGGCAATTGCTTCCATCAAAGGCATGGCAGCAGCCTACCTGAGCGTCCAGACCGTCGCAAAGTCGATCAATCTTGCATCACAGGTCGAGGATGCCACGATCGCGTTTGAGGTTTTGACGGGCAGTGCAAAAGACGGACAGTTGCTATTTGAGCAGATTCGCAAGTTCGCGGCAGAATCTCCAGTCACGTTCAGCAATGCTGCAGACGCCACAAAAACAATGATGAGCTTTGGCGTGGCTGCTCAGGATGTGCAAAAGAATCTGCAAATGCTGTCAGATGTCACAGGTGGCAACAACGATAGATTCAAGATGCTGTCGCTGGCATTCTCTCAGACGACCGCAGCCGGTCGACTGATGGGGCAGGACTTGTTGCAAATGATTAACGCGGGCTTTAATCCGCTGCAGCAGATCAGCAAGACCACCGGCGAATCGATGATTGAGCTAAAAAAGCGGATGGAGGACGGCGGGATATCGGCTGATGAAGTGCGAAGGGCATTTGAAGACGCGACGGAAAAGGGCGGCATGTTCCACGGCATGACCGAACGATTAGCTGGTACGGTCAGCGGAAAGCTCAACATCGCACTTAGTGACATGGAGCAGCGACTTGCAGCAGTTGGCCAAGAGCTTGGGCCACTCATTACACAGTTGCTTGATGCCTTAAACGACATGAAGCCCGCTATAGATTTATCAGTTAAGTCTGTCGGAGTTCTGGCCCAGGCTGTCGGATTCATCATCGCGGCAGTGCAAGATTTAGCAGACGCGAGAAAGTTTAAATTCGACTTTGAAAATCTCAACACGTTTTTAGATGTTCGGGAGCAGCGAGAACGCGAAGCCGAAGCGGCAAAACGAGATGCTATCAACAATGAGTTTCAGCAAAAGAAAACTGTGGTAAATCAGGTTGCCATTGCGGAACGCAAGGCTGCTGAAGACGCTGCAAAGTTTCGAGCGGACATGATCGAGAAGCAAAAGAAAGCAATGGAAGACACTCAGAAACAGCACGAGAAGAACATCGAAAAAGAAAAGTCAGCTCGGCTGAAGGCTATCGAAGACGCAAGGAAGGCTCAGGAGCGAGCAGCACAGCAAGCCGAAGAGCGATTTGAGCGTGACATGGAAACGGCTCGCAAGGCTGCAATGGATTACTTCGCGCAGCAGGAAGAAAAGAACAAGCAGCGACGGGCAGACGTGGCGGCCGGTCCCGGTGCTGGTATAGAAGTTGGATCGGCAGAGGCGGCCAAGTTTTCAGCAGATCAAATCAATCGTCAGATGAGCGTGGCGGCAGTCCCGGATCAGCCTACACCGGGCGAAGTGCAGATTGCTTGGAAGGCAGAGCAACTTTTTAAAGAGCAGCAGGCAGCGAACGCATTGGCGACGCGGCAGATTGCGATCATGGATAGCCTGCTAAGAGAAGCAAAAGAAAATGGATTCAGGAGAATTCGATAATGGCTGATCTCAGCGGAATTACGGCGGTTAGGCCGACAGCAACAACGCAGGTTCGCACCTTGCAATACGGCGGCACCGTAGCAGTCGGGCAGCCAGTTTCCCTTAGCTCCAGCAAGTACGTCGCATCGGACGCGAACGCATCGGCAACGCTGGCAGCAGCGACAGGAATCGCAATGACGCCTGGCGTGACAGATGGCTATGGACTTGTTGCCGTTGGCGGATCGATCATTCTTGTCGGCACGACAATGACAGTCGGCGAAACTTATCTTGTGTCCGACACGGCTGGAGGAATCATGCCGAACGCTGACAGATCGACGGGCGACTATGTGACGAGACTTGGGACAGCATCGACGGCAACGCAACTTGACTTGGCAATTCAAGCGACAGGAATACAGGTTCCGTAATGGCAACGACACTGCGAGGCGAAAAAAGCGAGGGCAAGTCCAGCATTCGATCATCCGGCGGGATCGCGGTGCTGGAAGAGGAGTATCACTTTCTTGTCGAGTGCGACTCGGTGAACGTGTCGCGGCTGGAGGTGCTTAACACCACTGGCTTGCCGATTGTCAACGTTAGCACATCATCCAGCGGGTTTTGCATCTGCCGTGGACTTGACGCGACGCGAAGAGAAGACCAGCGAAAACTTTGGGATGTTAGTGCAACGTTTAGCTCCGAGGTGTCTGAAGGTCAGTCGTCTACGGCGTCATCTGGAACGAGCGTCAGTTCCGATCCGACTGAGTGGGTTCCGATTTACGAAACGAAGTTCGAGCGGCAGCAATCTATAGCGAGTTTCGACCAAAGCGCAGTCGCCATCGCAAACAGCGCCGGTCAACCATTCGAAACGGGCATCACGATTTCAAGATTTATTCCCATTTGGGAGTTGTATCAATTTGAGTCCGATTCAATCACGGATGAGAATGTCATCGATCGAAACGAAGTAGTAAATAACGGCACATTTAAGGGGAAGGCCGCAAAAACGCTTTTGTGTACAGTGCTGTCATCGGTAGTCGGCTTTTACTACGGATCACGAAGACGATTAACGCGATATGCGTTGCGATACAGAAGCGGCACTTGGAAGCACAAGCGGCTAGATGTTGGGACTGTTTATCTCGACGGCGGAAAGCTTAAGCCATATTTAGACGACAATGGAAACGTGATTCTTGGCGGGCTAAACGGATCAGGCGGGAAAGTCGCAGCGGGAACCGCACCAAGCACATTGGAATTTGATATGTATCCAGAGGTGTCGTTTAGCAGCTTCCTGAGAGGCTAACATGCCAGATGAACGAACATATGGATTCAACGCAGACGATGCGGCTTCATTGCTGCAGTCGATTGGCACTGGGGAAACGACCTACGCTGAGATTCGACCACGCGGCGGAATGAGCCGCCTGCAGGTTGTTTTAACGTCAGACCTGCCAGCGGCCGTTAACACCAAGCGAGATCCTAGCACAGCAACGGCTAGAATTCTTCGCAGAAAGACGGATGGAGACCTCACGCTGTCCACTGACTCAATCACAATCGTAAATCGCTTTACGCAAATCTCAATTGACTCAGGCACATACGCCAAGGTGGAAATGATCGACGGCGAATGGCAACTATACGCGGCTGATTGTCCAGGCGGCTCAGCATCGTCAGGGAGCGTCTAATGTTGCTAGGATGCTGCCATTGTGGCGAAACGCCGAGCGAGTCAACTCCTCCAAGCGTAAGCCAGTCACTGCCGCCTAGCGGATCGCTCTCAGCATCTGCTTCCGCATCTGCTTCCGCATCGTTTGGAATCGCTGGCTGCAACGCTTGTGATTCAAACGTGATGCCAACGCGGTATACGATTGCATCGACGAAATCGGCCGGAAGTTTGTTTGCTGGATGTAACGCAGAATACACGGGGAATTTCACCGTGTATCACATGCCGAGCGGCTTGACACCTTTACCAAGTGCAGGGACTCCTGCCTTCCCGAACATCGGCGGAACTGATTGCCAGTTCTACAGCACGGAGTTAGCCCTGAAATTTCGAACGGCGACATGTGCTGCGACGACAAATGTCAGCGGTCGACGGTTCACCGCTTCGATAGTACGCACGGATCTTGGAGGCAGTTATCGGTACGCATTCAATGTGGCGATACAATACTGGGTCGATTTCGGCCTTGGGCCGTCATATGAGTCGATGACGTATTCTGTGCAGCAGGACGATATTCTGGTCCCAAATGACAATGCGTTTAATTGTTTATCAACGTTCACACTTCCACGGACGGGCGGAACGCGTTCTCTAGCACAGACAGGGTTTCCTTCATCTATTACGGCGACACCAGGATGATGAAACCCTGCACCTACCGTGGGCTGGTATCCGATACGCATTGCGAATGCTTCAATTTCGAAGACCTTTCGCACTCGGGAATGGTTCCTTTGAAAATCTGTCAGATTTGCCCCTATGCAACTCCTCCCGCAGTCGGATTCTTCGCTCAGACGCAGCAACTACTTGTACAAAAAGCACGTCGCGGAGAAATTACAGTAGCGGCAAAGCCATGCGGCGGATGCGGCGAAACAAAACACCGAGTGCCCGAACCTGAAGTCACGCAGTTCGTATGGCCGTATTGGGACGGTGGGGCACAAGCTGACGAGCTTCGATGGTCCATTCGATCAGTCGAGACATTCTTCCAAGGACGTGCGAAGATTACAATCATCGGTGATCGCCCGGACTGGTATCACGGGCATGTCATTATCAAAAAGAGAGTCTCGCACACGAAGCCGAATCGAGCGTTTCGCGACATGCTCGGCAAGGTGTTCTATATCGCCACTCATGCCGAGATTGATCCTGAGTGCGTGTGGATGATGGATGACATCTATTTCCTGAAGCCATTCACATTAGACGACATCAAGACCCCTCGCGCGGAACCGTGGCGGCCGGACGAGAGCAACAGTTGGCAGAAGCGTAAAACGGCGTCGATGGAAGCACTGGCGGCCCGTGGATTAACTCAACACGACTACGCGACGCATCTTCCGCACTGGCTCGAGAAAGACAAACTGCGGGCGATGTTCGACGACTTTAATCTGCACGAGCATACCATGCTTTGGGAAGTGCTGTACGGCAATGTTTACCGAGGCACTCCGCAACGCACGAAACCATTCTTTGCGCGGTTTCAGCATCAGGCAGACAAAGAAACATACCAGCGACTGACAGCGAACACGACCGTCATCAATAACACTGAGCCAGCGTGGTGCGATGGCCTACGCGACTTTCTTGCTGAACTGCTGCCTACTCCTTCAATCGTTGAAGCTGAACATGAGGAGTCGAAGCCGGTTTACATCATCACGAAAAAGGGGCCACGAATTGTGAAGCGGCGACCACTGGAAACGCACAGAGACTACATCGAGAAGCAAGCTCAATGATTCCTCACATCATGATCATTCAGTCGGCTTACACTGACCGCAGGCTATCAGAGCGACGGCTGGAGATTTCTCGACACACTGCGATACCATCGCTCGCATACCAGACCGTCAAGCCGATCATTCACATTACGGTCAATCCTGATGATCCGTTTCTGGCCGAACGGCTTGACGCATTCCGGTCGACTGGCTGCGAGGTTAAGCCGCTTTACAGGCCCAACTGGAAACTCTACCGAGAGAACTGGGAGCTTCCAGAGGGGCGAAAGATCGTCAGCCGCATGGACGATGATGACGTGATCTGTAAAGAGTATTGCGAACGGACACGCGAAGCCGCCCCAGAGTCCGGCGAATGGAATCTGATCTGGCCAAACGGTTACGTCTTCTGGCGTGAGACGTGCTACCTGTTGCATCATCCCGGCATACAGTTTGTGACGCTGGTGACGGATCACGACAAAGATCCACACCAAGAGCAGCACTGGGGATACCACAAGCGATGGCAAACAAAGGTCGTTTCCGATGCGGTCGGTTGGATCTGGGTTCGTCATGGTGACGCGGCATCGTCAACACTGCCGAGATATCGCAAAGTCAAAAAAAGCGGCATTGATTCAAAGCGAATTCCAATCAACCTGAGAGCGATCCTGAGAGCCATAGCGGACTCTGGGACAGCCAGCGGGAACTATACGGAACATCGCAATCCGGCACTGTTGGCCCATGTGCTACAGCAAAACAAACGGCACGAACCGGCAACACCAGCGGGGCCGCGTTTTCTGGTCGTAGTCCCGACACATCGACTGGACGTTGCTCAGGCGACAATTGACGAGCTGCAAATGTCGTTTACGTACCCGACAGAGTTTCACATTCTCGACGGCACGCCCTCGAAGTGTCACGCACTCAACAAGGCTCTGGCCGAACTGCTTGACCCTGCAAGGCATGACATCTACGTAACGATCGACGACGACATTCTGCCAGGGGAAAACTGGCAGCACTTCATTGCATGTGCATTCGACCGCATTCCGAAGCTCGGAGCGTGCGGAGTCGATTACAGCGGGACTGAAGAAGGCCGGACGCTAATGGCCAACGCCATGAACTCACCAGTTCAGCAGGTTAGAGACATCCAGTTCCGCGACGCTACAGGCTTTATGAATCTGGCTGGAGGTTGCTTTGCGATCAGGTCCGCACTAGCCAAGGAGATTGGCCCGTATCCATTCGCGGACGATGGCAGACAATACCATGCCGATGAGGATGGATGGCGATCGCATCAGGTCACGCGGCGTGGCTGGCGGGTCGGCTATGTCACGAATCCCAATGAGCCGGTCAGGATGATTACGCACGTCAACACAGAGCAGTATATCGAGACGAAAGCCAAGGACGTAGAGGCGTGGCAAGCGAGGCCAGTCTGGTCATGAAGTCATAGTTACGGCCCCGGCGTCATGAACCGGACCAACGCAGCCTGGGAAGATCCTGAGCCGATCGGTTCAGGATCGCTGCGTTTGATGGACTCATGTTTTGCTTCCGGCGAAAATCTTGGCTCCCCAGAAAAACAACGCAAGACCAGCGATAGCCCCAAACGTGCCGACCCATCCGATGCAGTCGTAATAAAAATCATCGGACGGAGACCCGACTTTGTTGCCTGCATAGGATGCGACTTGGCCGAAGACGACGACCATCGCAATGCCGCCCACAAGCATAAAGCCCGCACCAGTCTTTGAGACCATCACGCACACCCTCTTGCGAACCACATCAGCAGCAGAATCGGGCCTGCGACAATGCAGGCTTTGAGGTCACGGGCGATTCGGCGGGACGGGTTCATGGGGGACAGGATTGACGCGGACGGGCGAAAAGTCAAATGACTAGCCAGCCGCGAGCCGTTCGGCGGTCATGCTGACCAGAAGACCTAATAAAACACGGGCAAAACAAAATCTTTTCCACAATCCTGCAAAATGATATCACCATCCATTGACGCCCCTGCCGATAGTGATATCATGCCCGCACGGAGACGCAGTGTGTGACTCGGACGCAAACCAAAGTGAGGCCGCAAGCCTCGGGGAGAATTGAAATGGCTTTTGTATCACAAGACGATAAAGCAAAGTTGGCTCCAGCGATTAAGGCAGTTTTGAAGAAGCATGGAGTTAAGGGTTCGATCGGCGTTCGTCATCATTCAACGCTGGTTGTCACGCTTCAGTCAGGTTCAATCGATTTCGGAAATGATTACATTCAGGTCAATCACTACCACATCGAGACAAGCGAACGCTACAGTCCAGAAGCGAAAGCATTCTTGACGGAACTTGTGGCAGCGATGTACAGCGAAGACTGGTTTGATCGCAGTGATTCGCAAACCGATTACTTTCACTGCTCATATTATTTGTCTGTCAATGTTGGCAAATGGAATAAGCCTTACATCTGCACTGCTCCAGTAGCGTGCTGATTCCCTCGCCAGTCCGGTGCAGCCATAAGCAAGCTGCACCGGCCTTGGCTGGTTCAATCCGGACTGGCGACTTTTCAAGACTGACCGCAAATGCCAACACTCGCAACAATCCGCAATCTGCAAGCCCGCATTATCTACGCCACGAACGACGGCAACCACGCCGAAGTTTTGCGGCTAAAAAAGGAACTGGAGAACGTGAAGTGACAAAGAAAGTCAAAGGCAATCCTCAACTGCTGCTGCGTGTTCCACCGGAACTTCAAAAGCCGTTAGCGGATGAATCAGCGAAGACCGGCGAAAGTCGGCAGGGCGTGTTGTGGCGGATCGCGGCAAAGTACTTTAAGGGGCGGAAAGCGTGAACTACCGCACTCTCTTCGACATCCCCGAAACAACGGCCCCAATCGCTCGCCACAGCGATCCAATCACAAGCCAGAAAGCCGCCGAACGAATCCAGCCAACAGTCACCGCCCGTCAACTGCAATGCTTGGAAGTTCTCCGCCAACACGGTCAGCCAATGACATCAAACGAACTGGCTGAAGCGTGCTGTGATCGGTTCTGCTCAGATCTCAAAGTTGATCCTGTGCAGTACGCAAAGAAGCTTGACAACTTCCGGAAGCGGGCTGACGAGATCAAGCGAAACGAAGACCTGTGCATTCGGCTGGATGCGGAGCGGGATGGCGGGCAGTTGTTTAAGGCAAAGGACGGCAAATGATTATTCCGCAAAGCAAGTCAAAGCCACCAGTCCCACATAAGGATTCGCGATTGACGCCGATTGTTTGCTTGGGAGTTATCAAGATTCGACGGTCAGGAGGCGGAGGGCGACCGATTTGGAAGTGCCGGTGTGAATGCGGAAACGTCATCCTGACAGCACGCCACCGAATCCAAAACGGTGAAACCAAGTCATGTGGATGCCTGCGAAAAGAAATGTCACGCGACGCGATCAAGCACGCTCAACAAGTTAGGAGAGACAAGTATGCCGCTATTAAATGAAATCATCGCAACAGTGTTACTTATTGTTTTGGCGTGGTTTGCGGCTGGATCATCGCAACTCGCTGACGAGCGAAGCCAGATCAAGCGTGGGAACAAGTGGGTGCGGGACAACTACCCGCCAACATACTAACCGGCGAGAGCAAGGGCTCACCGGATTAAATCGGAACGGGCAGTTCGTTTCTGTCCGGCCCGCTGTCAACGGCGGCGGGCGAATCTCCCTCAGAGCCTGCTGCATTGGAAAATGATTTTCAACGGCTGGCCCCCGCAAGCCAATGAAGGCGCGGCAGGCTCTGATTTGTCACTCCTGCGAACAGTCACCAAGGGTTCGGCGTTTCCAGCAGTCACGCCGAGACTGTTCGCAGGTTTTTCTCTCGTGTTTTTCTTTCTCTACGGAGGTGTGCCATCTTAGTTTTAACTCGGAAGCTTGACGAAAAAATCATCTTCGACATTCCAGCATCGTCAGTGCCTCAGCAAATCACTCTGAACGTGAATGAGATTCGAGCTGACAAAGTAAGGCTCGGAATCATCGCTGACAGATCAATCACGATTGACCGCAAAGAGATTGCGGATTCGAAAGCAGTTCACGGAGTCTGGAAGAAGCCAGAGCGTCCGGAGATTTCATCCGTCGTACGAATCGGTGAACGACTTCCCGGCGAACTAATGCGGAGAAAACCGCAATGACACGACGCAAGAAAGCCGGAAAGAAATCCAACAGGCTACACGCTCCAACAGGCCACAAGCCAATGACGCGAGATCCATCCTTGGAAGAGATCTGGGGCACTGAAACAACGATCGGGCTGGCGGAAATGATACGGATGGAACGGCCTGACTTGCCGCAGAACAAAGGGCTGCATCGGCCATCACAGATTCGTGAGTGTTCGACGCGAATGCTGCCGGGCGGCAGGGGCGTATTGAGGGGGCAGGGATGAAACTACCAGCATGGATCGGAATTGATCCGGGAGCATCGGGAGCCATTGCAGTCGTATTTGGTTCGGGCA